AAAAATCCATTAAACCTAAAGTCAAATTATCCTAACATTAAACTATATCACGATCTTAGATCTCAAGAATTTTTAATTGAATCTACGTATCCTGTTTTTAGAGAAAAAATATTCGATTTAGTTGTTTTTGGAGGGGTTCACATTGCTGATATTAATTGGGACAACACTAGAAAAATGCTTCAGGTAAAGGGAGCAAAGATAGATAAAAATGTCGTAATCGAAGGAATTGAGTTCTATAATTGTACAGTCGAGGCAGATGCTAAAAATTGTCTATTTAATGCATGTGAGATCAGGAATTCAAAATTAGAAGAGTGCGACGTGATTGCATCTAATTTTATAAAAAATTCTAAATTGATTGAATGCAAATATCACGGAACCAATAATACTATTTCTAAGAGCTATATTGATAATGATCCAAAAAATATGATTTCAGCTGAACTTAGAGACTGTTTAGTTAATCGAGGATCTTTTAAAATAGGATCTGTGATAGATGATAAAACAATATTAATACAATGATAACTAGAATTAAAAGCTTTAGCAGATACCTAGGAGAATCTAAAATCTCAGATTCTTTGCAATATCACGTTGATCAAGGAATGTCGATTACTGAATCCGTATATAGGCCAGGCAGCTCTGCTCATATTAAACTATTAGTAGAGGCCAGAATGCTTTTTGAAATGAGATCTCTTGAATTAGGAAGGCTCGATGGTTATTTATTTGAGACCACCGATCTTGGTAAAACTGGCATATATCAAGGAGTTGAAGTTGCGTTAGATATGCCACTAGAGGATTTTTCAATTGAAGAAGCCAAATATCAAGGCAGGGAAGTTGAATTAGGAAGACCTATGCGTGGGGGATCTAAAAAATACGTAGTATACGTTAAGAATCCTTCTACTGGAAATATTAAAAAGATACAGTTTGGAGACCCTGGATTAAGCGCAAAGGTAAGTAATCCAAAGGCTAGAAAAAGTTTTGCAGCTCGACATCGATGTGCTGAAAAAAAGGATCGGACGATGGCTGGCTATTGGGCCTGTAGAATTAATAGATATGCTCATCTTTGGGGAGGAAAAACTTATCCGGGATATTGGTAATGAAATATTTAATAGCATATAGTTTATTTGAATCGAATAGATCTGAAACTAAGGTCAATTTACCAAACATCAGCGATTTAAAAATAACGTCTATAAAAACAATTGAAGGTAAAAATAAATGGCATCATTCTAAAGATAAATTAATTCATATGATTTTAGATTTAGGAGAATGGGAAAAATTTCCATCGAATAAAATCCCTAATTTCTATGATAACCTTAAGAAATATTTGCCATCGATGGATGATCATAGATGTTCAATTGGAAGAAAGGGAGGATTTTTCTCAAGAGTTAAGAGGGGAACTTGGTTGGGACATATAATTGAGCACATTGCTTTAGAATTACAAACTCTTGCCGGGGATGATACTGGATTTGGAAGAACTAGAGAAACTAGAAAAAAAGGAGAATATAATGTAATATTCAATTATGAAAATAAAGAAGTTGGAATTAAAGCTGCAAGAGAGGCAGTTAATGTTGCAAAGAGATTAATACAAAATAGCGATCCTAAAATAAAATCAATAGTTAAAAATCTAAACATTAAAAAATGATTTATTTTGATACTGAAATAGATAATTATGTTATACGAGAGTTTGATGAAGATTCTGATTCAGATGACCTAACTTGGCATCGAGATGCAGAAGATAGAATTATAAGCTCAATTAAAGAAACTGATTGGATGATACAAATTGAAGATCAATTGCCTGAGGTAATAATTAATGAAATTGAAATTAAATCAGGGGTTTGGCATCGGTTAATTAAAGGAACTGGAGATTTGACCCTAAAAATAATAAAAGAAAATGGAAAACAATGAATTTAAATCATTTGCAGATACCAGAGAGGCCGGTGCTGAAAAGATTGTAAATAATGCAAAGGAAAAGGGAGGACTTGCCCTTTTAACTTGGCACCATTTTAAAGTTAAACTTCCTTACTATAAAAAAGCAGCCGCTGGAAAATTTGATTTAGCCGGGGCAAAAAAGGAATTTAATGAAACTTATAAAAAAATATCTACTTCTATGACTCAGATAGAATTTCAGAGGGAAGTTGGTAGATTGGAAGTATTAGGTGAATTAATTATTAGGGAGGAATCTAATAAAATAAATGAAAAGGCTGAGGTGCTTAGTTATTCTCAATATGTAACTGAAAAAAAAAAGATTAATCCGGTATATTTAACTAAAGATGCTAAAGCAATGAAAAACGAGATTAAGAAACATGCTAACAAAGATGATGATGACCCAACAGCATACACAAGTGATCCCAAAGGAGAATGGAAAGCTGATTATAATCAAAAAACAGGTAAACGATGGGGAACTCAAAAGAGTAAACACACTAAGAATTTTGAAAAAATGTTTGGAAAATGATATTAAATTTTAATGAATATTTAATCCTTGAACAAGGTACGAACTCTTGTCCGTTAGCTACTCAAGATCTAAAGGTAAATACTCAAAATCGTAACGAAGCAATAGAGGCAGACTATATTAAATATGGACCACTAAACCTCAATGACGAAAAATATTGGGACGAGTATGCTAAAAAATGGAATACTGAACCTGAGGTTGCAAAGCAATCTAATTGTGGAAATTGTGTAGCTTTTGATATTTCACCAAGAATGAAAGATTGTATGCCAGGGGAGGTTTCAGATCCGGATGGAAAACTTGGTTATTGTTGGATGCATCACTTTAAATGTCACTCTGCTCGTACGTGCTATACTTGGGCGGCAGGAGGACCTATTGAAGAAGATTCAGTTTCAGCAAATTGGCAAAGTAAGAACGAAGGAAAAGTCGATGAAAAAAGAAAAACTAAAAACTCTCCAGACTGGCATGATTCAGATGCACCAGATGCTAATGGAAAATTTAAAAAACTTGGGGTAAAAGAACTTGCAAAATGGTTAATTAGAACTAGAGGAGGAGATATGCGTAAGATTACCGGAAGCCTAAACCAACAGATAGTATTTAATCGAAACGATAATCCAGCATACGCTAAAAAGATGGAGAGCGTTAGAAGGGAAGTAAAAAAACAATTAAATAAAAAATGAAAATCTTTACATTTTTAGAATACTTAGTAGAATCTTCAAATTCAGATACTGCTTTAAAAAATAAATCTGAAAAAACTGGGATTCCAAAGGGAATCTTGAAACAGGTTTACAATAGAGGACTTGCTGCATGGAAAACAGGACATCGTCCTGGAGTAGGTCAACATCAATGGGCAATGGCTAGAGTTAATTCTTTTGCAACTAAATCTTCTGGTACCTGGGGAGGAGCGGATAAGGATCTAGCAGCTAAAGCTAGAAAGGCTAAGAAAAATAAAAAATAAAAGAAATGATTTTAAACGCTAGAAATAACGGATTTGTTTTTCTATTTCCACCTGATTTTTTTGCAGAAAAGGTTAAGGAAAAATATAAGAAATACTATCAAAGTCTAATCTTGCCCTATGATACAATAGAGGATTTTATGTCTTCTACTGTACAGGGAATAGATTTCTCAGGGTGGTCAATGCAGCCTGTTACCCAAACCCGATTATTAGGTAAAAGACAGGAGTATAAAAATTCGACTCCAATCCCAGATCTATTCACTAGGGAATTTACTCTAACCTTTAAAATGGCAGATGCTTATCTAAATTATTGGATCTTTTTGGACAATGCTCTTAATTACTTAGATTTTGAAAATAAAAATCAAGTGCTTTCACCCATGACATTAAGCATGTTAAATAACGAAGGATATTTAGTATCTAATGTGGTATTCAATAAACCAATTCTTAAATCTCAAGATTCTCTAAAACTTTCATATAGTTCAAATACTCCAAACTTTGGTACTTTTACTGCTAAATTCGCATACTTTGATTTTGATCTAGATATTAATTTTGATTAAAACTATTTTGATAATTCTTATATAATAATTAAACAGGAATAAGTATGGGAATAGTTTTGTGTATGATCGTTAAAAACGAAAGCAGAGTCATTGAGCGATGCTTGGCTAGTACAGTGGGAATAATTGATGAATATTGTATAGTAGATACTGGATCGACCGATGGAACCCAAGAAATAATAATTAAATTTTTTAATGATCGCGGAATAAAGGGAAGAGTGATCGATCGAGAATGGAAGAACTTCGGCCATAATCGAACTGAGGCTCTTGATTTAGCTAGAGAATCTTCGTGCAATTGGATCTTAACTATAGACGCAGATATGGTCCTAATTAATGAGGGATTTAATAAATCTGAATTAGATACCAATTATTCTCATTACGAGGTGTTTCAACAAAATCCTGGAATTAAGTACACTAATATTCGCGTAATGAATTCTAAATATAGATGGAAATCAGTTGGAGTTACTCATGAATATTTAGCTGCGGATAATTGTAATGTAGGAGGAAAACTCTTAGAATCGATATTAATTAATGATATTGGAGATGGTGGAAGCAAGGAAGATAAGTTTGAACGTGACATCAAATTATTAACGCAGGGATTAATTGACGAGCCTAATAATGAAAGATATGTATTCTACTTAGCTCAATCCCATAAAGATACTCAGAATTTTGAAAAGGCAATCGAATTTTATAAGAGAAGAGTTTTAATGGGAGGATGGTATGAAGAAGTATGGTACAGTTACTATATGATTAGTAACTGCTATTCTCAATTAAATAAATTGGATGAAGCCGCAGAATGGGCAATTAAAGGACATGAATATCATTCAGGAAGAGCCGAGGCTCTATATGAGATGTGTAAAAAATTCAGAGAGATTGGAAAACATCAAGACGCACTTAAATTCTACAATCTTGGAAAAGATATAACTTATCCTAAAGAGGACAGGCTCTTTGTGAATTATTCTTTATATGAGAATAAATTATTTGAATATGAGATGTCGATCCTATATTATTATTTAAATCCATCTACTAGAAATTTAGGCTCTAGAATATCAATTTCATATCTATCAGATAATCCAGCTAATCATACAATAGGATCAGTATTTAATAATTTAAAGTTTTACGCAAATACTCTCACTAAAGATGGATTTAAGATAGAATCGATAGAAATAGATCCTTCTATAATTCCAGATGGTTTTATAAACTCATCTCATTGTAAAATAGATTCAGATTTGCATAATATTAGACTAGTTAATTATAAAATAGATCGATCTAATGGAGCATATCACTATCAATCTGACGGAAGACATATGGGTTGGGAGGAACTTGCAAAAGAACCCGTTAAAACACTAAATTTGCTTAATGGAAAATGGATCATGCAAGAAGAATATAGAGTTCCAATACATGAGGGTGCAAGAGTAGAAGGCATTGAAGATCTTAGATTATTTAAGGCAGAGGATGGATCGATTAAATTCCTGGCAACTTCCCAATTTATAAGTCCTAATCAAGGAAATAGAATATGTTCTGGAATATATGATGTTGAGAATAAAAAGATTATAGTTGATCAGGTATTCGATAGTCCAACAGGATCAGGCTGCGAAAAGAACTGGGTATTTTTGAATGAGAATGAAATTATTTATGGTTGGAATCCAGTTACAGTCTATTCATATCCAAGTATGAGTGAGGCTAGAAAATTTGAAGTCCCAGTCTTATTTTCTTTTTTTAGAGGATCCACTTCTGCAATTGAGATAGGTGGTCTATTATACATAGTAGTTCATTCAGTTAACTATGAAAACCCAAGGACATATCTTCATTATTTAATAATTATGGAAAAGAACGGTAAGCCTGTGATGCACAGTTCTCCATTCTCTTTTGAAGGAGAACCGATCGAATATTGTCTCTCTATAAATTCAGTTAATGACGAAGAATTAGAATTTAATTATTCAACTTGGGACAGTACCTCAAAATCAATCAGGGTCCCTCTTACCTATTTCTATAATAAAATGTTCTATCTAAAATAAAAATCATGTATATACTAAATCCTAAAAAACAATTCATTAAATTAGATCCTGAATCCTTTTTTATAAATGACCCTAATGTTGGAGCCTGGATGTTCAGTTCAGGCATACCTGAATGGGGACATATTCAATGGTGTATTGATAATTTTATAAATTCAGAAGTTAACTTTGTAGACATCGGTGCTCATATTGGTACTTATAGCTGGACGATTGCTCCTCATGCAAAACATACTTATTCCTTTGAGTGTAACCCGGAGGTTTATAACTGTATGTGTGCAAATATTTTTTTAAAAGATTTAAATCATAAGATAACAGCCTACAGTTTCGGATTATCATCTGATGAAGGTGAAGCCACTTATTATGTTAGATCTAAAGACGGCGGAGGAAATGGATTTACTTTTCTAGGAGAAAAGAGAGAAGAGTCATCATTAGGTACACTCAAGTTGCCTCTAAAGAGATTAGATGATCTAAATATAGAGAATATTGGCCTAATTAAGATTGACGTAGAGGGTCACGAAATACATGTTCTTAAAGGAGCATTAAAGACTCTAGAAAAAAATAATTGGCCTCCTATTTTATTTGAAAGCTGGGACGAATGGAGAGAAACTAGAGAGCACATGATACCTGCGTCTAAATTGAGATCTGAGTTATTTCAATTCTTGAATAATATTGGATATTCAATCGTGCCAGTTGGAAATAATTCTGAGATCTTCCTAGCTGAGTTTAACCGAAACTCCTGATTTTATACCATATCTTAGCAAGTATAGTTCCATTCCCAGTGGCAGGGTCTGAAAAATTATCAGTACTGAATGAAAGTGCTCGATTTAATTCTATAGTATTATGAATGGTATTACTACCTTCAATTTGATGTTTAGTAGGTTCAATAATGCAAACTCTATTATTTGTATCGGACAATAAATCAGCATTTATTACTGCACTCTGAGCATATCCGATCCCTAATCTTTTTGCTCCTCCTGGGTATGTATATGCGGTTGAAATGTGAGTATATTCCAGAATTACTTTAGGAATATCATAATAGAACCCGACCCCAGGTGCGGCTAATAAAGAAATGGGAGAAGTTCCCATGCTTAATATTTGAGCCGAACTGATAGGAACACTAACATAATCATAATTATATTCAGAAAATATAGGTAAAACCTGAGCAGCTGAGGTTTTAAAATAGACTAGTTTATTTGATTTATCATAAAAATAAGTACTATTCGGAACTGATGCCCAGTCCGATGAAGAATCGACTACCCTAGTGTAGTTGATTGCTCCTGCCATTGCTGTTGTTACTGTCGTTACTGCCATTATACTAAAATATTTCCTTGGTTATCTTGTGTGTTTACTAAGTCTTGGGTTACATTTGCATTTACTGGTGTAGTGCTAGCATGATAAACATTATTAGCATATACTGCATTTGTTGCAGTTGCCGCATAAATACAATTAGAACCTGCAGCTGCCTGTAACGAGTTGTTCATGATATAATTGTTGAACGCAGGGTTACTACCAGTTATTTCAATTGCATGTGTTCCACCTATGACTGTACAACCTCTTACATAATTATTTGCAGTACTTGGTGCAGTGAGTAACATTGCTCCTGCTTCACTAAGAACATAAGCGTTATCTATACTATTTGAAGAATGCAACCCGGTGCTATATTCTGTGTCTAGATATACAGCCCAGCTAGTTGATCCTGTGATAAAAGTTCCTTCTTTTACTGTACCTCCACGTACAGCCACTGCCTGGGAAAGTACACATTCCGCATGACAGTTAACAAGTGTACTGCCTATATTTACAAGAACAGCGACGCTGTCTCGTGATTTAATAAAACAATCGTAAGCACTTCCAGGGCTGCCAAGACTTGTTCCTCCTAATGTAAGACCAGATCCTGCAGTGGTTGCAGTAAAATGACAGTTAAATAATGTTGTTCTAACTCCAGATGCGCAAAGATCATCAATTGACTGAGCTCTAAGATATCTCATCGTTCCACCTGACATACTTAAGGGTTTTCCAGTACCTCCTGAACTAATTACTTCGATGTAGAGTCCAGTACAGTCTAAATCACTAGTTGACCCGCTGATGCTTAGTCCAACTGAAGAAACAGATCCGCTATTGATGACTATTTTACCATTTATAAAGGCTAATTTTACGCTTGACCCAGAAAATAGAGTAATCACTCCTGTTGAATATGTACTTGTGTAACTATGCCCGTGCATATTAATGTTTACTCCTGAAACCAGAGTATTTGTAACATTGCCCGCCTCAACTATGTCAGCAAATTGCTCAATTGTTTGTCCAGCAACAGCTGCCGCTAATGCCGCAGTATAGCTTGCATAGTATGTATAATTTCCACTAGAATCGGCTATTCCTAGCGGTCCGGATGCAGCAGCTGGACCAGTAGATCCGGTTGCCCCGGTTGGACCTGTATTTCCAGTTACTCCGGTAGGTCCAGTATTTCCTGTCGATCCAGTGTTGCCGGTAGGTCCAGTATTTCCAGTTACTCCAGTAGGACCTGTATTTCCAGTTACTCCGGTAGGTCCAGTATTTCCAGTTACTCCGGTAGGTCCAGTTGGCCCAGTCGGTCCCGTTACTCCAGGTATGGATACTGATGTAGTAACAAATGAATAATAAGCAGTTCCTTCAGTATACCAGTTAACTGTTCTAGGGGAAGAATTTAAATTGTTAAGATATACTTTAACAATCATTCTATCAGTAGTTAGGATCGTAGTAGTAGGTATTACTAAGTCTACTATCACCTCGTCTGGAGTGACAGCATCTACCCATTCAATAGAAGATATATTAGTTGTCAGTACTGTACCATATCCAACCCCAAGAGAGTTTGCCAATTCTATAGTTACATATGCTTCTATATTATGACTGGAAGATCCCTTTAAGAAATGTAGGTGAAATACTTGAACTCCTCCAGGTATTACTGCAAATCCTAATTCTCCGGTTAAAAATTCAGTAACTAGGGCCCCAGTTTGACTTCCAGTTAAACTAGTTGGTACTGTTTGTTGTGGCGCTGCAAGTGGAAGCTTTTCTAAAGCTTTATACGGAGCAACATCTGAACTAACAGAATAATTAAAATAGTATATTTGCCCCGTTGAAAATCCCTGAGGTCCAGTGTTACCTGTCACGCCGGTCGGTCCAGTGTCACCAGTTGGTCCCGTTCCTAGAGGTCCAGTATCTCCAGTCGGTCCAGTATCTCCAGTCGGACCAGTATCTCCAGTCGGTCCCGTTCCTAGAGGTCCAGTATCTCCAGTCGGACCAGTATCTCCAGTCGGACCAGTATCTCCAGTCGGACCAGTATCTCCAGTCGGACCGGTATTTCCAGTAGGACCTGTGTCTCCAGTCGGACCCGTTCCCAGAGGACCAGTGTCGCCAGTCGGTCCAGTATCTCCAGTCGGTCCAGTATCTCCAGTCGGTCCGATATATGCTAATTGATATACTGATACAATGACCGAAGGTATATTAGGACCAGGTTGAGCTGCAGCTAATGAAAAGGAATAATCTAAATATACTCCGGCATCATTAGTTGATGCCCATTTTAATTCAACGTAATCTCCGGCGTTCAGAGATAACATCCAATTCCAAGCAAAAACTGGTTTGGTTCCATTATAACTGGCATAAGCCAAAAAGTCAGTATATCTGCTTGAATCTTGAACATCCACTCCGTTTATAGATAGCCAGACTGTAACATCTGAAGGGATTAAATCAACTGGATTCGTTGTTGCGAATCTAGCTGAAAATTCTATATTGTAGGTTCCATTATCTGGAATAGATATCTGAGATCCAGAATAACTAACTCCATAATTATTAGGATCTGAATTATCGTATGTAATAATATTAGTAGCTCCAGTTCCTCCTGAAGTTTGATCTGAATTAGACCAAAAGGTTCCCCAATTGGAAACAACTCCACCTAAACCAGGGGCTCCAGTATCTCCTTTATCTCCAGTAGGTCCAGTTGGCCCAGTTCCTAGAGGTCCAGTTGCACCCGTGTCTCCAGTCGGACCGGTGTCTCCACCTGGTCCAATATCACCAGTTCTTGCGAATGTGATTAATACATCCTCTCCATTAGTAAAGGAAGTTGATCCTGTAATATGAGCACATGCAACTTCAAAATATCCAGTCTGTTCAAGTATCCCAGAGATAGTAAATATAGAAAAATCAGAAGAATCTAATTTATTTGTAATTTTAAAGTGTCCTTGAATCGGGCTCGTTGAATCATCAATTGTTCTAAGGAAATTTTGTATATCATTGCTATTATCGTCAGCATCATCAATTGACATAATGGTTGCTAAGGATAGATTACCATTATTGAATTTTAATTTTCCGATCCCAGGATCACTCAATAATATATTAGTATCGAATGTATAGTCAAATGTAATTCCTCCAAAAGATCCAACGGGACCTGTGTTTCCAGTAGGACCAGTCAGTCCTTGTTTACCAGTTGCTCCGGTTGCTCCGGTTCTACCTGTTGCCCCAGTAGGACCAGTTAGCCCCTGTTTACCAGTGGCTCCAGTAGATCCAGTAGGACCTGTTCCAAGCGGGCCAGTTGCTCCGGTTCTACCTGTTGCTCCAGTGAATCCAGTAGATCCCTTTGGTCCAGTAACACCAGTCGCTCCAGTGAACCCGGTCGGACCTGTAGATCCGGTAGATCCAGTTGGCCCCTGGCTTAGAGATCCTCCTACAAATTTCCATGCAGATCCGTTCCACTGCCAAACATCTCCATTTGGACTGGTATATAAATCTCCATTCGAAGGATTAGCTGGCCAATTGATCATCTTGTACTTTATTTTTATTTATTTTTGTAACAATTCTATTAGTTTACTTTTTGCTGAATAATCCATAAAAGGAAGTCCCGATGAATTTACAGCATCAACTAAAGGTTGAGTATTTCCAAGAACATATGGATATAACCAAGCCGCAACTTCAGTAGAGAGTTGAGTTACTTTACTTTGCGAGGTAGATAAATCGTCTCCTAAATCTATGAAATATTGCATGAAATACATCGTTGCATTTTCTAAATTTGCAGCTCTAGCTAGGTTTCTACTACTATATGAAATTATACCTGAATCCATTTTTATTCTTTATTTTATACCATTTCTATACTTATCGATACTATTAAAGATAATCCAGTAGATGTATCTTGAGTATCATTTGAATTCCTATACATTAGGACGGCGACTGGATCTCCAGGATCAACGTCGGTTCCTAAGAAAGTAAGAGAAGTTGACGTTAATGTATTACCATTTGCAGTATAAACATAAGATTGCCACTCAGTTTCTGTGTCTGTTCCTAATGCACCACCAGCAGTTGGTTTCGCTAAACCTATAAAATGTTTTATATCACCTGTAATGTTTGCCGCTGCAGCTGATGATACAATAATAATTTTAATACTTGATCCAGGCGGAAAATATGAAGGTACGGTAGTTCCAGCCATGCATCCTTGTATTGCAGGCGCAGTTCCACTAAATTCTTGAGCTCTCCATCTTTGATTTATCCATTGGATGGTTGAACCTGCAGTCATAGTATCACCGTTCCAGACAAATCCTGTTACAGTGGTACCCATGTCATATGCATAGAATGAATCTATCTTTTTTTCAGTTGGCCCAGTTGGCCCAGTATTACCGATAGGTCCAGTTGGTCCAGTTGGCCCGTCAATAGTAGATGATATGATTTTCCATATACTACCGTCCCATTGCCACTTATTGCCGCTCGGGCCAATATAAATTTCTCCTATTGATGATGGTATTGGAAAATTAAGAGGCATTTAAAAAAGTTTTTTATTATTTATTAAAATCGATTAGATATAAAACAAATGCGATTATACTGTAATATTTGTATATAAATTGAATATTGCTTCTCCTATGGAAGAAGAACTGACTTGTGAATCGAAATCTAATCTATCAATACTTAATTCTGAGATTGTGGAACCTTCTCTAATAAGAGATACCTTTAGAGTGTTCCAATTTTCACTATTTAAAGTTGCTGAACCTTTGCGTAACATCTCACTACATAAATAATGGTATATTCCTTCCAATTCATCTTTATTTGCTAAATCGTCAGGTCGCTCAAAGAAATCAGGGGTTAATAGATTTGCATTTACCACTTCTTCGTTAACGTATAATTCTATCTTAAAAAAATTCCACATATTTGCATTATGTTTTTAGAACTGTCACATATAATGATCCTTGTCTAGGGGATCCACTTGCTCCTGAAAAGCTTTGTGATGCACCAGTTACATTAATTGACCTTACATCAATTGTATGGGATCCAGCCGCTAATGTAACTGCATAAGTTAATCCCCATCTTATGTTTAGATTGGATACAGTAGCAGTTGCGCTTGGATTCTGAGAAGAATATCTTCCATATCCACCTTGAGCCGGAATTGTTCCGTCAATGACTATAGCAGTGTCGCAGTTAGAAATATTTGTGGCACTGGTACTATTTGTTCCCATTCCACCGTCTGTGTTTATTAATACAAAACTATCAGTAGGTAAAGTTATGCTTAAAGATAATCCAGGTAAAACTGTAAAAACGGTAGTACTTGATATTGTCTGAGACGCCGTTCCAAATGCTGAATAGGTTATTTGTCCAGTTGTTCCAGCATTGCCTGTTGGGCCAGTTGCTCCCGTATTACCAGTAGGACCAGTGTTTCCAGTAGGACCAGTGTTTCCAGTAGGTCCTAAATATCCGCTTGGAGTAACCCATTGCTGAGATGTAGTATCATCAATATACATCGCAAGCTCACCAGTATCCGAGTTATACCAAAAGGAGCCAACTTCTAATGTTCCAGTTGGAGCGACATTATCATAATAAAATGGATAAGGTCCAGTGTCACCGGTCGGCCCGGTATCTCCAGTCGGACCAGTATCTCCAGTCGGCCCCGTTCCCAGAGGACCAGTATCTCCAGTCGGACCGGTATCTCCCGTTGGTCCAGTATTTCCCGTTGGTCCTGTATCTCCAATTATATTAGTAGCAATTGATGTTACAACGTTAGATAGAGTGTTACCTCTTAAATTTAAACTGAATGTCCCAGTACCACTTGGTGATTGAACATATACTTCAACTAACACTCTACTTGTTGTTGATGCAAGAGGTGTTAAAGGTACATATAAACTATATTCTGTAACAGCCACTGTTCCAGGATTTACCAAACTTGCACTATTATAATCACCTGTTGCTAGCGTTTGTAAAGGGGTAACGCCGTCGGAAGCAACTTCTTTAATAACCGTCCAAAACTTAACTGCAGCTCCTCCGCTATTGCGAAAACAATATAAAATTGTGTTCCAAATACCTCCTATTACCACTGTAGAATTTGGAGTTCCGACAGGTGTAACGAAAGTTCCTACCAAGGTTCCAGTCCCAGATGTTGAAGAACTTGTTATTGTAGTTTGAGGACCTGTGTTTGGTATAACTATTAAATCATCAGTAACAGGACCAGTTCCCGATGGACCATCTAGGTATAATACTAATCCGCTGTTAATACCATTAAAACCAGCACCACCTGTAGGTCCGGTTTTTCCAGTATCCCCAGTCGGACCCGTTGGACCAGTGTCGCCAGTAGGCCCAGTGTCGCCAGTAGGCCCAGTGTCTCCAGTTGGACCGGAGTCTCCTGTTGGCCCAGTGTCTCCAGTTGGCCCGGAGTCCCCAGTTGGCCCGGAGTCCCCAGTTGGCCCGGAGTCCCCAGTTGGACCCGTTCCCAGAGGACCAGTGTCTCCAGTCGGCCCAATGTCCCCAGTTGGACCCGTTCCCGCAGGACCAGTGTCTCCAATAGGTCCTGTGTCCCCAGTTGCTCCAGTTGGACCAACAGGTAGAGCTTGAGATGCCCATTGATATGAATTACCGTCGTTTATATAATAATATTGCTCTCCGGTATCTGAATTATACCAAACTGCTCCTAAAGAAATTGAAGCTGGATTTCCTCCATCATTTGGAATAGTATTTTGATAATAAAAATCATATCCATTGATACCTAATAGATCAAGTATTTGACCATTTTCATCAGTGTAATAAACGGTTTGAGTAGTAGGAGTAGTGCTAGTTTCTAAACCCGGCTGACCTATCCATACAATTCCTTGATTATTTCCAGGTGTAGGATACGGGAAAGGACTTCCATCTAGTTCAGTTAAGGTTAAAAATCCATTAGATCCTGCACCAGTTAAACTTACCCATCCTTTGCCATCTAAATATCCTATAAAATCTTCGCCGAACTCGGGTCTCTGATTCTGTATACCGGTATATATGATTTCACCAGGAACTCCAATATCTGGCCAATCTGGAAAATCAGTAAGTCTCTGTCTTTTAGTTTCAGCTACTTTAACTAATAATTCCTGACCGTTTAATTTACCTAGAGAATTTATAGTAAGAGTAGGGATCCCGTCAAGGGTCATTGATATAGTGTCAGTTATCTCTAATAAGGTAAACTTTCCCTTATATAAAGACATTGAATTACTAACCTCATCATAGTTAATATTCGATAGAAACTCAAGATTACCTTCTGATAAATTCTTAAAGTTTAAATTAGTAATATCTATGATTGAAGTTAAACTTGCATTACTAAGTTTTCTAATACTTTTAAGATTGGTATACACCGCCATTTAGCGTCTCTTATTTTTATTTATTTATTAAAATTTTTTCAGATTATTCACTAGGTGGGAAATCAGAATCAATCCAATCACCATTAATTATAGTGCCAGTTCCATTTAGTTTCTGATATGAACCGAATTGTCTAATTACATTTCCTTTAGGTCTAGTAGAAGAATCCTCAAAGCTAGGATAATAGGTTTCCATGTCAATTGAAAAAGTCATAGTAACATAGGTATCATCTGCATAAGTAAAGCTATACTTCTTATCATTGGATATAGTTTCTGGGAATGTAATTTGGGCTGGAATTCTAATTCCTCGGTATTGAAAATAGAGCACTCTATTTTTATAGTAATAATCAAATATTTTTTCTATAATTTTAAAGGTTTTATTTAAATTATCCGCCTTAATTTTAATGTCAAATTTTAAAGACATTGGTAAACTAAAGAGCCTAGAAGAATAGGCTTTCATTACCTTTTGATCATTCTCATTTCTATCTTCTTGAGTAAAAGTACCCCTAACAAATTTATTAGTAATATCAGTTGATTTTATCTGAAAACTATTTAGAGTAACTATTCCTCGAGGAACTATGTCGTAGTTTCCTTCTGCAAAATCAGGATACTTACAATCGTCGGGTACCTCCGTGAAAAAGTCTCTCATAAATCCCTGACTACCTGCAAAATTATAGAAGAAAGGTATTTCATGCTTCTCTATCTTGCCTTCTCTTACCATATCAATTATTATTTCTCGATTAAGTAGATCTAATAGGGAAAGAGTGGCATTTCTTAAGAAGATATCCTGCGTGTTTTGATTCTGAATGTTTTCGTGATTTGATGATTTCATATGTATTATCTATTTTTACTGATATAAGGAAGATTTAATTGAGGTTTACAATTATCAATAATTAATAATTTTGATTCATCTTTTATGTATTGTTGACTCAATATAAAATCATGCTCATCCTCCTTTAACATAGTATTGAATAATCTGATATTACTTATTAACATGTTAGAAGAAGGTATATAGTATTTTTGGTCTATTAAATTAAATTCTTGTGGTTGAAAGTCTCCCTGTGAATTTAATACTTGAACAAAATCAGTATGATTCATAATATCTGCTGGATCCTCCTTGATTGAATATATAAATCCTCCAATTTGCTTAAATTCATTAGATACTGAGATCACAAGTGCATGCCATTCTCCAGATACAAAATTATTGACCGAGAATTGCTTTTGGAATCCGTTTATTTCTACTAATATATTCAGATCCCCTTCTGGTTCAGTTCCAATGTATCTTATAAACTGTCCAGATATTCTGATTCCAGCTCCTGTTTCGTTGTCCCATCCATTTATAAATTGCAATATGTCTGCGCTTGAATTAACATTAAACAGAGCGGTAAAAGAAATATTACTCAAGTCAGTCAGATTAAACTGCGGCTCCGCGTTATAAATTACAGAAGGCTCTCTTACTTTAAATTTAACTACTGGGTTTCCATTTTCATCAAATGTAGTCATAATAGGACGCTGCTTCTTAAATGAAAGATCCGAGTAGGCTTCAATTCTAATATATCTGC